GGGTCAAGCAACACGGGAACGAAATACTTGACGTCTTCCACGACGCTACCGACGAAATAATAGCAATCGAACGCGACGTTGACGTCGGGCGGTTCCTCGAACCAGCCGAACTGGCGTCGGTCGGCGAACGTGAAATTACGGCGGCGGTCGCCCGGCAAGGCGGTATCACTGGCATTTCAACCGGGTTTCCTCGTATCGACAACCTGACGGACGGACTGCAACCGGGCGCGTTGTACGTGATAGGCGCGCGACCGGGCGCTGGCAAGACTTCAATGGCGTTGCAAATCGCGGCGCATGTTGCGTCGACCCGCCAGCAATCGGTCGCGTTCTTCACCTTCGAACAGTCGCACCGGGAAATAGTTCGCCGCCTGTTGTCTTCGGGCGCTGGCATCGACTCGGTTCGCTTGGCGCAGGGTTGGATTAACGACGACCAGAAAAAGCAACTACGGAAGGTCGCCGACATCTTGGGTCAGTCAAGGTTGTACGTCTGCGACAACCCGCGCATGACCGTTGACGAAATCAGATCACAAGTCTTGCGCCTTACCATGCGCAACGGCGTCCGGGTATTGTTCCTTGACTACTTGTCGTTGATTACGCCGCGCGACCGCCAGCGCCCGCGATACGAACAGGTTTCGGAGATCTCGAACGAACTGAAATTGCTAGCGCGCGAACTGAACATTCCGATTATCGCTCTGCAACAACTGACGCGCGGCTCGCAGGACCGCCGACCAGCGTTGAACGACCTTCGGGAAAGCGGGTCAATCGAACAGGACGCCGACGTCGTGGTCATGATTCACCGGGAACCTGACGATAATTCTACCGTGGTATCGGGCGACTTCGGAATTCAATTGATCATAGCCAAGAACCGGAACGGACCCATTGGAGACATTGCTGGCAAGTTCACGGGTTCGACGACGCGGTTCGAACTGGTGGGCGAGTAATGGCGCGCAAGATGACGGGCGTTGTTCACTTTGAACTTGTCGAAGGACAAGAAATGACCGAACGACTTGTCCGCAAGGAATTGTTGCGTCTTTCGCCGCGCGGCGCGCGCCTGACCGGAACCGTGAATTACGCGACAAGACTGACCGATGGTCAAATGACCGGACATCTGGTGTCATGTTGGTACGTCGTGGAAAGGGAAACCTAATGATCATCACGGGTTCCTTGACAAAACCGAGAAACCCGGACGGGTACTTAGATTTGTCTACGATGAACCGTGAACCATGGGACCCGGACGCCGTAGCGCCGTTCGACGTCTGGTCCGGTTCGGGCGGCGACAACGCGCACACCAGGCGATTTCGTCAGGCGGTTCGGCGCGAATTCCTTGAAGCGTACAACGGCGCTATGGTCGACTTGTCGCGGTATCGGGACATGGTACCGCGCAAGTACTTTGTGTCAAATGACACAACCTTGCAGGAGGAAACACCATGAACGATCATACCTACATCTGGCATCGGGTCGCGGTCGGCGTTTCGGTCGCGGCGGCGTATGTCGCGTTTCTGTTGATCGGCGCTTTCATCTGGGGCGCCTTGATTGACGACCAGGTTGTCAATCCGAATGTCTGGCGGACGGTATCGCTTTTGTGGGGTTCGTTGGGTTTCGTGATCGCGGCGGTTACGGTCGGGTTCTTTCGGCAACAGTCCATTGACCAGACGTTCGCCAATCTCGGACCCGATGCGATGTTGACCCTTTCGGAGCGTATGAAAGAAATCGCAGGAAAGAAACGGCACCAGTTGGAAATAATGATGAGGACGACCGAAACCCGGACCGTCGAACACTGGCAGAACCGCGCGCCCGACCCGGTTGACGCAACGGTCAAGGCGCGCATGAAACCCGCAGAAAAGACGCCATGACGTCGGTGTCGTCATGGCGCGAACTTGGGTTCGTCGCGTCGCTGGTTCTGGCGCTGGTCGCCGTAGCGTTCGTGGTTAGACACGTCGAAATTCTCTTGAGGAAAGGACGGGCGAAAATGAAGGTCAAGGCGCAATGGTCAAGCGTTGAACAGTACGAAGATGAAACGTCGTTGCAGTCGAAGTTGATTGAATGGTTGAAGGCGGGCGGACACTACGCCGAGCGGACGAACACGGGCGGCGTCAGGCGGCGCGGGCGGTACATTCAATTCAACGAACCTGGACATTTTGACGTGACCGGTTGGACCCGTAGGCGCGGCGTTCACATCGAAGTCGAAACCAAGTCGGGCGGGCGCAAATTGAGCGACGACCAGCAAACGCGCTACAAAGAATTGAAGAACCGAAACGCCGTTGCAGTCGTCGCCCGCGAATTCGATTCAGCGGTCGAAGAACTGAAATACCTTATCAATATTGCCGATGGTGAAATATGAAAATGACTGTCATGAAACTTATTCGCATACTGGCGGCGCAGGACCCGGCAGCGGACGTACTATGACCGTCGGCGAACTGAAATCGTTCCTGGCGGGAATGGCGGACGGGCGTGACGTCCTGGCGTTGATCCGACATAACGAAATGCGTCCGAACGACTTTCGGTATATCAGTGTTCTTGACGTCGAAAAGGCGCAGGCGTTTGAAGGCGAGTTTGAATACTTCGACGACGCCCACCGTGAAGTCCTCCCCGTGGTCGTACTGTGGCTCGACAACCCGTCCGACTTGCGAGGCGTCGAAGATGAAACGCCAGGACAGATTTGATCCTTAAATTGAACAACCCGGTTCTGCAAATAGTAATCGGTTTAATTTTGTTCTACGTTGGCCTGCGAATGTTTTCTGGTGGTATGAAGTCGGTTGGTAGAATCGAGTGGCTGGAAGCGTTCACAGCGAATCCGCTACTGGTGTTCTTCGGGTCGATTCTTTGTACCGTTGCTTGGCAGTCGAGTTCGCTTAGTACGGCGGCGATTGTTGGTCTGGTGGCAAGTGGTATGTTGCCGATGTCGTCGGCAATTGCTGCCGTGTTGGGCTCTAACATCGGCACAACGGGTACGATCTGGCTCGCAGGAGCATTCGCCTCGGAAGGTATCCCAACGGGTCCGGTCAGACATATTGCGATTGTGCACAGCGGGGCGAATCTGTTAATGGCGCTTGTTTTGCTGCCGTTCACACAACACCTGTCAAGGTGGGTATCGAAATTGTAGGCGACTGCGGTCAGACGACGGACCAGCGGACTTGTAGCAAGCAACTGCGCCATACTGTAGAGTATATCGGCATTGGAGGAACGAAATTGAAATTGATCACGATTCAGGCGCACATCAAGTTGACGGTCGACGACGCGCAGTATGACCGAGCGCTGGTGGCGCTTGAAGTCCTTGCGTCCGATATCACGAAGACGGCGCAGACGGACGCCGCCGCGAAGGTACGCGCCGCAATTGGTCTTGCGCCAGACGACGCGACCCTGAACGACGGTTCGTCAACTTACGTCGCGCCGCCGCCGCCCGAACCGGAACCAGTACAGTAATGGCCAGGAAGTCCGGAAAGCGTCCGATAATCAGTCAAACGCACATTGATTCGATTACCGACTATATCCGGAAAGGCGCTACCAACGACCGCGCCGCCCGCCTGTCGGGTATCGTAGTCGATACTCTCTACAAATGGCGCAGGCGCGGCGAACAGGACATACGCGACGGGCGCAACACCACCTACGTCAAATTCGTCTACGCCTTGAAAGCGGCGCAAGATTCGTTCAAGCAAAAATGCATCGACCTTATCATGGACGCCGCGCAAGGTCGTCTGAACGAACTTGGCGATAAGTTTCTGCGCCTACCGCAATGGCAGGCGGCGGCGTGGTTGCTCGAACGCAAGTTTCCGCGCGAATTCGCCCGCAAAGACGCCGAGTTTGGCGCGGATCGCACGGCGGACGAAGTTGCAGAGGACGTCGGGTATATCAAAGAATATGCGATTGTATCGCCCGATGATTGGCCGGACCTGCCTCAACGGAACGTAACACCGAATGCAAGCAACGGTCACAGCGACCAGCGCCGCGACGCGGACGACGAAGACCAGAAACGTCTTCCTCCCGCTCCCGTGGCAGATTGAACCCTGGAAAGACACGGCGCGCGTTGTCCTCCTGACGGGCGGCGCTGGCGGCGGTAAATCGTCGCTCGCCGCTGAAAAGGTGTTAGGGTACCTGTTGCGCTACCCTGGTTCGACGGCGCTGGTATTGCGCAAGATGCGCGACAGTATGGTCAATTCGACGCTGGCGTTCCTTGAAGAAACTGTCATCGGCGACGACCCGCGCGTCCGGCACATTGAGCGCAAACGGCGGTTCGTCTTCGACAACGGGTCCGTTCTCTACTACGGCGGAATGAAGGACAAGCAACAACGCGAACAGGTACGCTCGATTTCGAAGACGGGCGGAATTGACATCATTTGGATGGAAGAGGCGAATTCGTTTATAGAGGACGACTATCAAGAGGCGATTACCCGCATGCGCGGAACGGTCGGCGCGTTCCGTCAAATGATACTTACCACGAACCCCGACTACCCGACGCATTGGATCAACAAACGCTTGATAATCGGCGGCGAGGCGTCGGTTTACTATTCCTACGTAGGCGACAACCCGTACAACCCGGAGGACTATATCGAAACGCTCTACGGACTGACGGGCGTATACCACGACCGCATGGTCAAGGGTTTGTGGGTACGCGGCGAAGGACTGGTTTACGACGAATACGACCCTGCGATTCACCTGGTCGATGCGTTCGAGATACCGAAGGACTGGCGGCGGTTCCGGTCGGTTGACTTCGGGTTCAGGAACCCGTTTGTCTGCCAGTGGTGGGCGATGGACCCGGAAGCGCGGTTGTACCGATACCGGGAAATCTACTGGACCGAACGAACGGTCGGCGACCATGCGGCGGTAATCAAGGAACATACTGGCGACGAACCAGTCGAGGCGACCGTATGCGACCACGACGCGGAAGATATGGCTACCCTTCGACAGAACGGAATCCGAACGACGCCCGCACAAAAAGAAGTCGCAACCGGAATCAAGGCGGTCATGGAACGCCTACGCCGCGCAAAGGACGGGTACCCGCGTTTGTATCTCCTGCGCGGTTCGTTGGTTCAACGCGACCCGCGACTGGAAAAGGCGAAGAAACCGACTTGCACAGAGGAAGAACTGGTAGCGTATCGGTGGCAGACGGTGGGCGACGACAAAGAGGAACGCGAAATACCCTTGAAATTGAATGACCATGGTTGCGATGATTTGCGGTACATGGTCCGTCACATCGACAAGAAACGAAAACGAATGCGCGCAAGGTAAGGAACCCCAATGTCATTTATGGACAAAGACCATCGAAACCAACTAATTCACCAGACGCGGAAGGACCGCGAACGCCTGGCGCGCCTGACGCCCCTCCAACAGTTCATGACCCGCGTGACGACCGCCTGGCGAAAACTAACGTCGATGAGGTTTAATAAACCGACCTGGCAATACCTGTTGTCAGGTACCCGGTACGACTATCAACAATCGGTCGGCGACGGACACGGTTCGTCTGCGGTCATGGCGGTAACGAACTACATAATTCGGACGTTTACCGAAGCGCCGCTGTCAGTCCGCGAACAGGACGCCGAACTACTGGACCGACACGACTTCCTTGATTTGTGGAACCGACCGAACCCGTACTATACCGGACGGACACTGACAAAGGGAATGTTGATTGACTACGTTACGCAAGGCGACGGGTACGCAATCAAGGTTCGGAACGGACTTCGCCGCGTCGTTCAAATCTACTATGCGCCTTATTCGACCATGACGCCCGAAGGCGACGAACAGGCGTTGATTACCCATTACACTTACCGACCAGATGGTCAACCGATACGCCTTGAAATCGACGACGTGATCAGGTGGCAGAACGGCATTGACCCGAACAATGTCCGCAAAGGACTTGCGCCGTTGAAGGCGCAGGCGCGCGAAATATTTTCTGACGACGTCGCCGCAAATTGGGTAGGGTCGTTGCTGCGGAATCAAGGTGTACCGGGCGTCATAATCTCGCCAGACGAAGACGACGTTACGGGCGAAGACGACGACGTTGAAACCGTCAAGTCGTGGTTCAGGGGAAGGTTCGGCGGCGACCATCGGGGCGAACCGTTGGTTCTGGACACCAGAATTAAAGTGACGGAATTCGGATTCGACCCGCAACGCATGGACCTTTCACAACTACGGGCGATGTCGGAATCGAGGATATCGGCGGCGATGGGTATTCCTGCGGCGGTTGTCGGGTTCCTGGCGGGCATGGAACAAACGAAGGTCGGCGCAACTATGTCCGAACTTCGCGAAATGGCGTTCGAGTCTTGCATTATCCCGATGCAACACGACATCTGCGAGGCGCTTGAATATCAGGTATTCCGCGAACTGGACATGAACCCGAACCTGGCGGTTGTATACGACAACAGCGACGTCCGCGTTTTGCAGGAAGACCACAACAAGTTGGTCGAACGTATTGACCGCAGGGTTCAAGGCGGTTGGATGTCGGTTGCCGACGCGAAGCGCGCGGTCGGCGATGAACCTTCTGCTGGCGACGACGTTTACTTGCGCGCGTTGAATCGCGTTGAAGTCCCGGTTGGATCGGTTCGTTCGATTCCAGACATGGACGAAGACGACAAGCGAATCATGTTCGGCGACGGTAATCACCCGAACCGTTTGGTCGAAGATGTCATGAAGCGACCAGGTATACCCGTCACACTTCCGACACAAGAAATGGTCGACGACGCCGCGCCGATGCGCGGAATAAAGGCGTGGCATCATTGGGCGGCGTCCTC